TCCAGATGGCGATCAAGGAAATGTCAGAGCTCACGAAGGCGATCTGCAATCTCCAGCGGGCCGTAACCTTCAACTACCGCAACGGTGCGAAGATCAAGGTCGCCCACGAGAGCGTCAGGGAAGAAATCGCGGATGTTTACATCATGCTGGCGCAGCTCGTTGAGATCGTCGGCAAGCCTGAAGAGGTACAGCAGATCGTGCTCGAAAAGCTCGAACAGCTCAAAGGCGGCCTGGACGGCGGGGAGGTGCAAAGTGAGTAAAGCTGTTTTACTGAGCATCCAGCCAAACTGGTGCAAGATGATCTGGGCAGGAATGAAGGAAGTCGAGGTGCGCAAGACTCGCCCGACACTGGAAACACCGTTCAAGGCGTACATCTACTGCACCGGTCACGATGGCTGGGTTATGAAGTCGCCCAAGGCTGGCGTGCAGAAAATGGACAGCAGAGTGATCGGCGAGTTCACCTGCGACAAAATCGACAAGCTCGTCCACGTCGGAACGATGATGGACATAAACATTTTGACATCGGACGGGTGGTATAAACCGGCAGATGCACTGCTTCAAGCCGCCTGCCTGACCGAAGAAACCGTTAAAAAATATCTGCAAGGTCGTAATGGCTACGGCTGGCACATCTCTGACCTGAAGATTTATGACAAGCCCAGAGACCTTGATGAATTTTCAAGATTTGGTTTTTTGGGAATGGGCAGATCAAATTGTGTTTGCGGAAATTGGCGTTGTGAAAACTATGAACCGTCTTATCACTACATGATTCCACCGACTTGCAAAATCGACGGATGTTCCATTTGCCGCCCGCCTCAAAGCTGGTGCTATGTGGAGGATGCAGAATGTACGTCATGAACAAAAAATGGGACTCTATCACGAACATTGCCCAGTGCACCAGCGTGTATGTGAGCCCCGAACACGAAATCAAGGCGGTTCCTACGGGTGGCGGCGCGGTATATCGTCTAGGTCAGTACGAAACGGCAGAAATTGCCCGCGCTGTGCTGAATGATCTGTATATGCACATTCCGACTGGCTGCATCTACCAGATGCCGAATGACCAACGAGCACGGGTGCTGGTCCGCGGCATGAGGGATGAACGGCCTGAAAAGTTTGCTGGGAACGGCAAGAAGCCGGTGCGTAGGGGAGGATCCTGATGGCAAAGAAACATCATTGTGGTCGAAAAGACAGGCCGCAGAGGGTATGTAATCCTGATGTTTGCCCCAATTGTATGTACGTCGGAGAGGGTGACAGCTGGTGCGACAAAATCGGAGAAATCGTTCTTTCTGACTGGGAGCCTACAGAGTATTACATGGGGTGCTGCAAGAAAGGAAAAGAAAAGTGACCGCATTAGAGATTTTCAAAACTATTTTGAAGTGGCTTCAGATTATGGCAGTGAGCTATGCAACTGGGGTGCTCATTGCGTCTGAAATTCCTAAAAGAAAAGCACCACTATGTGACAAGTGTGCCCATCTGCGCTTTAAAAGGGCAAAAAACGATGTGTGCTGCAGATATGTCTGCAATTTTTGGGATGTGCCACCCTTTGACGATCCCCCAGAGTTTTGCAATAGATTTGAGGAGAAAAAATGAAAGCACACATTGAACCTAAGAGCCGGGAGTGCCCTTTCTGCGGTGCACCGACCTATGAGGTTGTAAGCGTTACAGGTATGAAGTGCGTTCGATGCACCAACAAGAGAACTTGCGGCGCAATCGTCAGCTTCAACAACAAGGATTGCGATGAACGCGGCATTTCACCGGTGGTGTACTTCAATCGGCGGGCAGGAAAGGAGTAAATAAGGATGCCGTGCTATGAGGTCGCAATCGAAGCAAGAAAAATTGATACGGCAGAAAAATGTATGTTTTCTGCATGGATTCGTGGAGAAAACACTCCGAAAGCCGTAGAAGAAGCCTTGCAGAAAGTAGCTTATGAACACCCCAATTTTGGAATGCTGCGCCCGGTATGCGTAGAAGAGCAAAAACTGGTAGCAGCGTATTGGCAGAGCACATCGGCACCTCGCCGGCAGTGGAAAATAGTTCATAAGTATAAAGTGGAATATAGATCCCCAGTGAGTAAGGAACTGCTCAAAAAATCTTATGTGTGGGCAGTATCCGCAGAAGAAGCTGTGGGCTATGCAAAAGAGAACGTTGGAATTTCGGGACTTATAGTGAATGCGGAGGAATCTAATGAATCTGATTCGTGAAATTTTCTTTAGTCCGATGGTCGTGGATGCGGCCGGAATCATCCTGATTGTGGCTGCATTGCCTATGGTGGGTTGGTCTTGGGCTGTAAGCCACATGGCTGGACCGAAGGTCAAAAATGCAAAGGAGGGCACATGAAAGCGCATCTGTCGTTCCTGTGCAATGGTCAGTGTCGGTGGTGCAAGAACTACTGGGATTGCAGTAAGCACAAAAAAATCCTGGCAAAAATTTTCGGATGCAAAGATTGGAGATGGCAAAACAGATGAAGAATATTCGCCAGCAGCGGGCTGATGAACGGGATAAGGCGGCGCAGATCTTCACTTGGTGTATGGTGGTGGCTATGCACCAGGAAGAGGGCATTGGAGCCACACGCTTGGAGCGGGCCTGTAATGAGATGCACGAGTTTCAGCAGCGGTATAGGACAAAAATCCTGACCGAGAACCGCAAGAGTGCAACGGATGCCATGCGGGAGGACTTGAAAGGCATCTGTGATTTTGAGGTCCGGCTTCCGCAGACCAAGGCTCCGCGCAACCGCAGGGAAGAGCAGCTCCGCATGGCCCAGAACGAGGGCGCAGAGATCGCCTGGCTGGTTATGGCGGCAACAACGCACCTGACCTTCGGCTTCGGCAAGGAACGGCTTGCCCGCTTGAAGCAGGAAACGCTGGATAACTATATGCAATGGAACTGCTTCGCCGCTGTTCGGAACAGGCTTTGCAGGAAGAACTCAAAATCAACGATATGCGGGAAAGCAAAGATCATATCTTGCCCGGCGGCTCCGCAGAAGCCCAGAGGGCAGACATGCTGCGGGCAATGGAGGCCGTATCGGCTAAGATGGCAGCAGAGCGCGGCATTACCCGCCAGCCGCTGGCCGTTTTGAGCCAGAGCGAAATTTCCCGCCGCATGAGCGCAATTTGAGCAAACAAAAAGAGGACTGCTTGCGCAATCCCCCGAGAAAAGCAATTCTATTATACCTAAATTGATGGATTTTGGCAACGTAGAACAGGAGGATGCGCAAAATGACTATCCCGGAAGATATGATGGCGTTCATCGAAGAAACTGCCCGCAAAGCTGCCCGCGAGGGTGCAAAGGAAGTTGTGGCCGAGCAGGCCCGTAAAGCCGCAGGCCGGTGTGACCGCCGGTTGCGGAACACGAAGTTGCTCCTGAAGAACTACCGGATGTTCAAAAAACATTGCACGGGTGCGGTCTATACGGACGAGGCTGGCGAACATGATGGTCAGGAGGAAGAAACCGCACTGGAACTGCTGGACATGATGCTCCAGCGGAACAATGCCATTACGGTTGAATCCATCCGCAACAGCTGCCGGCGCACTAAAATCATGATTCGCCATATTGATGCAATGCTTGGCCTGTACGAAACCTACTGCGCCCAGAGCGACAATGAAGCTCTGAAGCGGGGCCTGCGCATCATCAAGGCCATGTACATTGACGAGACCACCAAGCCTGTGGAGCAGATTGCGGCGCAGGAAAACGTGAGCGCCCGGCAGGTTTACCGTGACCATGATGCAGCGGTGGATAAAATCTCGATGCTGATGTTTGGGATCGACGCCCTGGAAATGTCTTAGTCCGATGTCAAAAAGATGTCATGGACGTGTCACAGCAAAAGTGGTACAATAATACCGTAAAATTCTAATCATAGCGCATTGCCCGCCCGGTTTCGCCACCGGGCGGGTATTTTTATGCCCGGAAAGGAGGAAAGATACCGCCGCTCCCCAATTTGTCCCGCCACGCCAGCGGGGAAAGCAAAGAAGGGAGAAAAGATGAATCAGCAAGTAGTGTATCAGGATATTTCACAGATCCATCCCTATGAAAATAACCCCAGAAACAACGAAGCTGCCATTGAGCCGGTGGCCCAGAGCATCAAAGAGTTTGGCTTCCGGGTGCCCATCTTGATTGATGGGAAAGGAACCATCATTGCCGGACACACCCGCTATGAGGCCGCAAAACGGCTGGGCATGGACAAAGTGCCCTGCATCCGGGTCGATGACCTGACGGACGCGCAGATCAAGGCATACCGCATTGCAGACAACAAGGTGGCGGAAGCATCCTCTTGGAATGATGATGTGCTCCGCGCCGAAATGGATGCACTGCAGGCGCTGGATGTGGATCTGAGCAGCACCGGCTTCAGCGAAGTGGAACTTGATGGTCTGCTCCGGGATGTGGACGATTCTGATTTTGAGGAGTTTTTCACGGAGCCTGCCCAACAGCCGCCCAAAGCGACCGATACAGGCCCGGACCCCGAAAGCCAGCAATCTGGACAGCCTGCACCTTTTCAGCCCGCTACGGCGCAACAGAGCGGCTCTAAGCTTATCCAGTGCCCGCACTGCGGAGAATGGTTTGAAACATGAGGCTGTGTTTGGCGGGAACATTCCCGTCAGAGAAAATCGTGCGGGAAAACAGGCCGGAGTACGTTCTGGAGAGCTTTTTCTATATCAAGCCGTGGCAGGTCGAGGAAATGCCGAAGTGGAAGATGTTCTTGCTCGACAGCGGGGCATTCACGTTTATGCACGGGGTAGAGGCTTCGTCAAAGCCGGTGGATTGGGACGGGTACCTAAGCAGGTATATCGACTTCATCAACCGCCACGATGTGCAGCACTTCTTCGAGTTGGACGTAGATATCATCGTAGGCTATGATGCCGTAAAGCGCATGAGAGCCCGCCTTGAAGCTGAGACGGGCAAGCAGAGCATTCCAGTCTGGCATCGCTCCCGCGGCCTTGACGAATTTAAAAGCCTGTGCAGGGACTATCCCTATATCGGCATCGGTGGCTTCGCAATCAAGCACATTCAGCCCAGCGAGTACGGCTACATCAAACGGCTGGTGCAGTATGCGAACGCCTGCGGGGTGCGGGTGCACGGTTTGGGCTACACCAAAAAGGACGCGGTTGACTTTGGCTTTTATAGCGTGGACAGCACCACATGGACTACACAGGTCAATTTTGGCGGCTTGTCCTACTTCAACGGCTCAGAAATGGTTGTGGTCAGACCCCCGAAGGGCATGATAGGCGCAGACTACCGGATTCGCCGAGAGTATGCGCTGAAAGAGTGGATCAAATACCAGAAGTACCTTGATACGAAAGGAAAATGGCGTGGATAAAGATATCGTATACCGCGTTGAGGATGGCATGGACAGAGAAAAAATTCTCTGCACCACCTACCAGATGCGGAATTTTTATATGCAGTTCAGAGACGGTTTCTTCACCAATCTGGACGTAATGAACTATATCCAGCACCTTGCCGCCGCCCACATGGCGAAAAAGGGCATGAACGTGCTGGATGTGTGCTGCGGCCGCTCTCTGATGCTCCCGCTGCTGCGCTACTACGCAAAGGATATTGCATCCTATACCGGCGTAGACATCAGCAAAGCGAACATCAAAGAGGCTATGCGCGGCGCGACCGCAAAAAATCTCGAACCCAAAGACCTGGCCTCCTACTATCCGTTCCGGGTGGGCTGGAAGCTGGGCAACGTTGCCGAGATGTCGAAAGTCATTCCGGCGGAGTTCGCCGATTTTGTAATTTACACCTCTGCCATTGAGCACATGCACCCCGTAGATGGCGCAAAAAGCCTTGCAGAATGCTACAAGGTGATGAAGCCGGGTGCAAAAATGTTTCTCTCCTGCCCGAATACCCCGGGCAATGGGTATCAGACCCAGTACCGCGCCCACGTCTATGAGTGGGGTTACGATGAGCTGAAAAGTAAGCTGGCCGAAATCGGATTCAGCATTGTGCAGGAAGTGGGTCTGGTCACCAGCGTCCGGGAAATGGACGAGTTCTATTCCAAGCAGGAGCCGGCACTGCGGGACTTCTACACCCGCATGAAAGCCTATGTCCCGTCTGCATTCCTCACAACCTTTATGGCGATTCCGTTCCCGCGTGAGGCAAAAGAACTGCTGTTCATCGTTCAGAAGCCGAAAGGAGAAGAAAACAATGGCTAAGTTTGAAAATCGCTACGGCGTGCGAAAAATTGTCTACAAGCAGAAATGCCGGTGCTTCTGCCCCATCGGAAAGGCAGACTACACCAATGAATTTACCGTGACCATGGAGCCGGCAGAGATTATCCCGGACTACTGCGAGATCGACAAGTTCATCCGCGAATGTCTGGAAGGCGAAAGCCTGGTCATCGAGGAAGCGGCCAGCAAGCTGAAGAAAAAGCTGGTTGAGGAAGTGCACCCCAGCTGGATCATGGTCGAATCCGCGGTGAATGACGCACCCCACGGTAATGTGGTCGTTATGGTATGAGGGGGACAGGGAACATGAAAAACACCAAAGCCCTCTGTCAAACTGCAGTTGTCGCGGCTCTGTATGTCGCATTAACTACCCTGAACCCGCTGTCCTGGGGAGCTGTGCAGTTCCGCGTGGCCAATATGCTGTGCGCACTCCCGTTCAAGGATAAGCGGTATGCCCCGGCGGTGCTGCTGGGAATTGCAATCGCAAACGCAACGAGCCCTTTCGGCCCGGTCGATGTGCTCTTTGGCCTGCTGGCTGAGGGGACTGCATACGCACTGGTGGTCTGGGGGCCGTGGAAAAAACTGGGGATTCTGTGGAAAGCGGTTATCCTCTCCCTGTCCGTGGCTCTGTTCATCGGCGTGGAACTGTCTATGATGGTCGGCGCACCGTTCTGGCTGACAAGTGCTGGCCTGTTCGTGGGCACATTCCTAGCTGTGGAACTGGGAAACCTGATGATCTCTAAAACCGCTCTCGCAAAGGTCGTGTGAGAGGGGACGCGGCGCTGGCTCTGCAAAGGGTCGGCGCTTTTTCTTCGGAACAACACAACAGCCCGGGTAGATACCGGGACAGAAAATGAAGAAGGATAGTGGTGGCGATGTAGATGGAAACGCGAGATAAGGCGTTCACCCTTTATAAGAAAGGGATGGGATGCACCGAAATCGCAAAGAAGCTGGGCGTATCGCTGAACACTGTGAAATCGTGGAAGAAGCGCTATTGGGATGCACAAAATGGTGCACCCAAGAAACGCACCTCGCCGCACCCCAAAGGTGCATCCTCCAGGCGCACCCCGAAAGCCCCGCAGGATGGAAAACCGAAACCGGGTGCACCGCCGGGCAATGTCAATGCAGTTGGCAATCATGGTGGTGCGCCGCCGGGAAACCAGAATGCCTTGAAACACGGCGGGTGGTCCGCTGTAATGTTCGGTGCCTTTTCGGAAGAGAATCAGAAAGCTATCCAGGACTGCACGAAGGATGTGGATGCAGAAGACCTGCTGATACAGGAGCTTCAACTGCTGACTGCCCGGGAGGCCTTTCTGCTTCAGCGCATTTCCGCAGTCCAGGAAAAGAAGCAGCACATCCAGTCGGTGCACACATCCAAGTCCAGCCGGTCGTTTACCCGCTTGGATGAGGATAAGGAAAAAGAGGCCCACGACAAGGAGGTCTACATTGAGCGGATAGATGCCAAAGTCAGTCGGGAAGAAAGGCTCCCCGGCACCACCGTAGAAACATCAACCACCGTTGAATCAAGCTACCTTATCGTGGAACGCTTAGAGCGGCTATTGACCGATGTACAGCGCCAGAAGTCCAAGGTGATACAACAGCTTGCCGACCTGCGCAGAATGAGCAACAGCGGCAAGAACGAGTTGGTAGACGATTGGGTTGCGGCCGTTGAAGCCGCGGATGCGGAATCGGAGGGCGCAGACGATGGCGATGAAGCAACGTGAAGTCTTTGCCCGGCGGGTGCCCTTGTACCGCAAAAATCCCTGCAAATTCTTTGCGGAGGTGACTGGCTTTGCGCCTGATCCGTGGCAGAAAGAAGCTGCTACGGCCATTGCGCAACATCGCAAGGTGTCTATTCGCTCTGGGCAGGGCGTTGGCAAAACCGCCTTTGAAGCGAACCTGGTCCTTTGGTTTCTTTCTTGCTTCCCGTATCCCCGCGTGGTGTGCACGGCACCGACCCGCCAGCAGCTGAACGATGTCCTCTGGGCCGAGATTGCCAAGTGGCAGGAACGCAGCCCTGTCTTGCAGGCTATGCTTGTTTGGACAAAGACCCGCGTTTACATGAAAGGGCATGAGAAACGCTGGTTTGCCGTAGCCCGCACAGCCACCAAGCCGGAGAATATGCAGGGCTTCCACGAAGACAATATGCTTTTCGTGGTGGACGAGGCATCCGGCGTTGCTGACCCCATCATGGAGGCCATACAGGGTACGCTTTCCGGCGATAACAACCGCCTGCTGATGTGCGGAAACCCAACGCAGAACACCGGCACATTTCACGATTCGCACACCGTGGATGCCCAGTCCTACTACTGCATGAAGGTGTCCAGCCGGGACAGCCCCCGTACCAACAAACAAAACATTGCAGATCTGGAACGGAAGTTCGGAAAGAACAGCAATGTTGTTCGTGTCCGTGTGGATGGCGAGTTCCCGGAGAATGAAGACGATGTCTTTATTCCGATGGCGCTCGCCACAAGGGCTGTCAATGCTGAACCGCTGGAGCACAATGTTCCGGCCCGAATCTCCATTGGGTGTGACGTGGCCCGCTTCGGCAACGATGATACGGCCATTGCACAGAACATTGATGGAGATATCCAAAAGCTGGTCACACGCCACGGTCAAGACCTGTACGCTACGGCAGATGATATCATTGCGATATATAAAGCCCTGCGTGCAGCGTATCCGCAGTACCGCGGCCTGATTTATGCGGTCATTGATGACACCGGCGTTGGCGGCGGCGTGACCGACATTCTCAACCGAGAAAAGATTCGGCAGAAGCTAACCAAGCTGATGGTCGTGCCGGTGAACTTCTCCAGCGCCGTGCCGGACAAGGAAGCCGCCGGGCGCTATGCAGATATCGCAACGTGGATGTGGGCAGTCCTACGGGATATGGCCACGGCAGGCACCCTACATATCCCGAACGATTCAACCCTGATAGGACAACTTACCACCCGTAAATACATCTTCGCGGGCACACCACTGAAGCTGAAACTTGAAGGCAAGGATGCCTTGAAGAAGCGCGGCCTGACCAGTCCTGACCGCGCTGATGCGGTAGCTCTTGCGCTGTATGAGGGCGGCATCTTTGATGTGCGCAGTCTGATATGATAGCCGGAAAGGAGAAAAGGTGAAAAAAGTTATTGCCGGTAAAATCAAACCACAACTTCGCCTCGATGGCTATTACAACGTCCTGAACAAGTATGGCACCCAGCACGATAGCACCGAGTATTACCAGTGGGCAACTGATGCTGCTGTGACAGACGCGGAACTGGCCGACCTTTATGCAGGAAATGGTCTGTTTTCGACCATCATTGATGCCCCAGCGGATGATGCCACCAAGAATGGCATTGACCTGGGTATCAAGGATAAAGACCTGCAAAAGCGGCTGGATGACCACCTGCAGACCATTCACTACCAAAGCAAACTTGCGAAGGCGCTGAAATGGGCGCGTCTGTTCGGTGGCTCCGCTGTTGTTATGCTGGTGGACGATGGCAGACTTCTTCAGGATCCGCTGAACTGGCGGGATGTTCACGGCGTGGCAGAATTGCTGGTTTACGGCCGCAACGAGGTGTTCCCGCTGTGGATCAACGGCTATGAGAACAACCCTGACGATGAAAACTACCGCAAAGGCGGTACGGGCATCCCGGAGTTTTACCAGGTGAACAGCGTGTACGGCAGTTATGTGGTGCATTCTTCCCGCTGCCTGATATTCCATAACGGGGAGATCCCCGAAGGCTCCACGATGGCCAACCTCTACCGTACATGGGGCATTCCGGAGTATATGCGCATCCGTGAAGAACTGCGGAATGCCAGCATCGGCCCGGGCTACTCCATTCGACTGCTGGAACGGCTGTCGATGGTAACATACAAAATGAAGAACCTTGCCAACGTTCTGTCTACGGCAGACGGTGACGATACGGTGCTTCAGCGTATGGAAATGCTTGACCTTGCCCGCAATCTGCTGAACATGGTCTTTATTGATGCAGATGGCGAGGATGTGGGCATTCAATCCCTGTCTGTGGCTGGTGTTAAGGACATTCTGGACAATGCCTGCGCAATGCTGTCTGCTGTGAGCCATATCCCGCAGACTAGGCTCTTTGGCCGTTCCCCAGCGGGTGAAAATGCCACCGGCGAAGGGGACATGGAGAACTATAAGGAAGCCGTGTCCGGCATCCAGTCTGGCGACCTCCGGGACAACACCCGCACGCTGGTCGAACTGATTCTGCGCGGAATGGTGTGGAACGGCGAAATCAAAGAGGTGCCGGAGTACACTATCACCTACAAGAGCGCATGGAGCCTGTCTGATGATGAAAAGGCTACGCAGGACCAGGCGAATGCCGCGGCCCAGCTTACCAGAGCACAGACTGTATCTACATACGTTACGGCTGGTATTTTGGAAATTCCCGAGGTTCGCCAGTCCTTGGCGCAGGATGAACAGTTTGACCCTGAAAACATCATCACGGAAGCAGATGTTAATCAGGACTGGGGCTTGGGCGAGGCTGACGTTCCCCAGCCGACCAATCCGCAGAACCCGCCTGCGGCAGGCAACCTGGTTACGGATGAAGGTGACTGCGGTTACGTTGCCGGCTTCGTTCTGAATGATGGAAAAATCCTCTGCGGCCAACGCTCCGATGGGCAAGGCTGGTGCGGCCCCGGCGGTCACATCGAACCCGGGGAAACGCCGAGCGTGGCATTCCGCCGGGAAGCAAAGGAAGAGTTCAATATTGACGTGGGAGATATTACCTATCTCGGCAACTGCAAGGGCAAGCCGGATGAGGTGCTTCCCGTTCAGATCTATCTCGTCAATGGCTTCGATGGCGTTCCTCGGTGTGACCAAAAGGAGATGTTCACGGCTACATGGATGCCCCCTGAACAGATTTTGAAACAGGATGTGCCCGGTGGACTTGTGTTTGAACCGTTTCTCAGAAGCGTGAAAGAATACCTTGACCGGCTGGGCATTACACTGGATGATTTTGACGAGAGCAAGCACAACCGCGATGAAGATGGAAAGTTCTCCAGTTCTGGCGGTTCTACATCATCAAAAGATGTATCGAGCGAGGAAAATTCATCAAAAGACTTGAATGATTCTCAAAGTCATGCTAAAATAAATTCTAACGCAGTTTCGGCAAAAGGCGCGAACATTTTCAAGGTGAAAGGTTTCCCCAACAAGCAGAAGCTGAACAACCACTGGCAGAATGGAAGAACCCACGCCGCTGAGTACGCTCCCGATGGCATTACAACAAAGGAGCAGTACGAAAAGCGGGCGGTTCAACTTTTGGAAAGCCCGTGCGGAAACGGTATAAAAGGCTACAAGACAAAAGATGGCCTTGTGTGCCGGTATGACGCGAAGAAAAATGACTTTGCAAAAGGTTCCCCAGAGAAGGGCGTAAGAACGATGTTCAAGCCTGACGATGGGGAAGATTACTATAAACGTCAGCTTGAATTGGAAGGAATCGAAGATGACTGAGAAAATCCTCTGCCCGGTATGTGGGCAGCATAGCTTTGATGAAGACAACGATTTTGAGGAATGCCCCGTGTGCGGCTGGGTAAATGATGGCGTGCAGAGAGCGGATCCTGATTATCGCGGCGGTTATAACCGCATCAGCCTGAACGAAGCTAAAAAGAAGTTTGCCGAAGGCAAAAAGGTGTTTGACTAAAATATTGGCGTTGAGAGCCTTTGCAGGTGACGTGAAAGCGTCCCTCGCAAAGGCTCTTTTTGTTTGCAGTCATA